TTTCCTCACCGGTTTGAATTATATGGCTATAGAAATCTCTTCCTTCAGAATGTGGCTCAAAAATTTGTCCACATCTATCACATTTACAGACTTTCATTTTCGTTAAATACTCCTTTCAAACTTTTTTCTAATATCATCAAACAGAATAGGTGTAAAATTATTTACATCTACACACGCATTAAAAGAACGCTTAGTATAAGGTTTCCATCTTATATCATTATGTACGTGTCCATAAATATTTACAAAAATACTGTCATCATTAATGCATTCAAGCGGCGCGTGGGAAAGAATATAAAATTCCTGGACAAGGATTGGGCGGTCATAAACTTCATCAAAACCACAATCTCTATACCATTGATTAGAATGATCATCATGATTTCCTTTAATGAGTTTAATCTTCCCGTTGAGGGCGCGCCGCCATCGTGTAATTGGTTCTTTACCGCCCAGTCCAAAATCACCAAGATGATATACAATATCACCTTGTTTTACTACGCTATTCCAACGCGCGATCAAATCATGGTTCATTTCATCAACCGAATAATATGGACGCGCGCAATATTTGATAATATTGGTATGGTTAAAATGAGTATCTGAAATAATCCATACCTTTTCTCCCATAATTATTATCCTTCGATATAAGGGACTTTAATAACCCTATCATGCGTTTTGTCATAAATAAGAACAAATTCATCTTTAATGGAGATAGCTTCGTAGTACTGACCATCATACATATATAAAAGACGGTTACCATCTTCATAGAGGTCAGACTTTTTCAAAGAATAAGGGATAGGTTGCTCTTCTCTCGCAGGAAAAAGAAAAACTCTAATGCAAATCATAATTGCCGCAATGCAAATAAAACCAATCAAATATAAAATCATTCCTCTTTCTCTCCATGAAGTAATTTGATATAATCTGGATGCTCTGCCATATACTTTCGCCTAAAGTCAGCTGGATTATCCTGCATATTCACGCCATAGCGATAGATTTCTGGGTCAACTCCTTCAGCTTCGAGAACACCCAGGCACTTATAAACCATGCGGCCGTCCCTACCTTTTGCTTTAGCGACAAGACCGACGTCCACCAAATGACCAATCATGCGCGCCATCTTCTGAGGAGTGATACCTACCAGGCACATATCCAGTTGTTGGATTTCGGTGATATTAAGTGCCTGCTGGCTTTCTGCCAATACGATTGCAATGCGCCCAGTCATTTCATCAGTAAATTCTTTGGAATACTTTGAGGTTCGCCGCATTTTTTAACTCCTTTCACCATTCATATTCTTTATATCCGCTGTAATCCCAAAAGACATAACGCCCAAAAGCTTCAACATATTCACCGTTGCGCGAAGCTTCAAGGTCATTTACATTAAAGGCTTTAATAAAAGCCAAAAACGAAGCAACCTCACTCATGGAATAATATTCCAAAAGCCGCGCGCCCACTTCGGGGATAAGAACATCAGAGTTCTTAATCGAAGCATAGCGGTAAGTATCCTCATTGGAAGGAGTAGCCCGACGGTAGATATAATTAATCTTGGTCTGAATATACACAGGAATATTCTCGACCATAATCAAATACATCGTGGGTACAAAGAACTGATCGCACCCAAAAATCTCAGCCTGGTCATAGAGATAAGCTTCATGCGCGCAGTAATCATATTCTTCGTTATCACAATCACCACCATCAAAGTAGTGGAAACCCTCATCGTCCCAAGATTCCTCACCAACAAAAGGAACTTTAATGACATAGGAAGTATCATCCGGCACCAACACGATCTTCGTCGCGCCCGTGCGCACCTGGAAATTATAATCCGGATCAGCAACGGTAAAATCACGAGGAGAAATAATATCTTCCCAGCGGTGAATATCATTATCCTTCATCCACACGTCAACCAATTCCTGGACGCGCGCGATACACTGTGAAATTTTCTCCTGCCCGATAATCCGCTCAATAGTGGTGGACATAAAGATACTTCCTTTCCTATTTTCTATATTTATTATACCATAAATTTCAGGAAAATTCAATTTTTAAATAGAAAATCCCAAGACTTTAGTCTTGGGATTCCTCAATTAGTGCTAGCAGAACTTCTGCAAGCTGTGGTTCTATATCGTCATTAAACTGTAATACCACGATATTCTCAAGTGGACTATACTTTATACATTTTGAAATAAGATATAAAAGCTGCCATCCTTGAAAATCTCTTGGTAACTTAAAGAACCAATGAAGGTGCTTTCCAGGGGAAAATATTTCTACAGAAATATTATATATCCCAGCGATTATTCCCCCTATAAAGCCAATAGTTAAAAAAGTTTTGTGTAAAGGTAACGCAATATAAATAAAAGTTGTAATCAAAACTCCTATCAAAAGAAGTAGGGCTACAATTGCGCCCACTCGATAGGTAGTTACTTTTTTAACTGTAACAATATCCACGCCTTCAAACAGCGTATCAAATTCCTTTCTCGTCACGTTCTAACTCCTATACTTCTTCTTTTGATAATTCTTTCCCATAAGAAAGAAACCAATGTAACATAACACTTAGCGGTATTTCGCTGGGAGAAATAGCTTTTAATAAAGCCATCAGCTAAGTCCTCGAAAGTGCTAACATATTCATCACCTTATGAAAAATTATACTCCAGCCTGCGCTGGAGTGGAGGTTCCCACCGGATTTGAACCGATACCTTGTGGGTTGCAACCACACGTCTTCGCCTTTTGACTAGGGAACCATATGGGCAGGTGAGTCGGCATCGAACCGGCATCTTGAGAGCCACAATCTCATATTCTTACCAATTAAACTATCTCCTGCATATACCGTCATTTTGAGTCTGACGGCAGGACTATCTTATTAGTGACTAAATAAGAACATCGCTACAAAAAGTACATCAATAATCCAAGTAGCAATATTAACTTCTTTAATTTTTCCTGTAAAGATTTTAATAAGAGTGTATGAAATAACACCAATACCAATACCATTAGAAATACTATAACTAAAGGCCATAAAAGCAATTGTTAAAAATGCAGGTACAGCAGCTTCGGCATTTTCCCAATCTACTTTAAGTACTGAAGACAACATAAGCGCACCAACATAGATAAGTGCGGCCGCAGTAGCTGCGCCGGGGATTAACGAAGCAATAGGTGCAAAGAACATTGCAATAAAGAAGAGTCCAGCAGTTGTTAAAGCTGTAAGACCTGTGCGGCCGCCCTCTGCAACACCAGCAGAACTTTCAACATAAGTTGTAACTGTTGAAGTACCACAAATTGCTCCAAAAATAGTAGCAAGTGCATCAGAAAGCATAGCACGATTAAGATTTAATACTTCTCCGTCTTCTGTCATTAAATTGCCACGAGCACACGCTCCATATAAAGTGCCCATCGTGTCAAACATATCTACTAAACAGAAGGCTAACATTGATGTAACTAAAGTAAATACAAAATTTACTTCACCATGCGCGGCAATATAACCACTAAAGTCAAAACCTGACTTAAAGACGGTTAAAAATGCTTCGTTACCAAAAGATTGAAAAGCCGCTGCAGGATTTAGGGTCGCTAATGCAAAGCCATCATAGAAGCCTGCAATAGTAAATCCACCTACATAATATAGAATAGTTCCAATTAAAATTCCAATCAAGACTGCGCCACGCTTATGTAAAGCTACAAGAGCAGCAATAACCAAAATAGTAATAACTGTTACCAAAATTGGCATAAGTGCGGCCCAAGTAATTCCACCACTTACAATATTAAGTGATGTCATAGCTGAAGCGGTTGAACTATCTGGAATAATAATACCCGCGGATTGGAGTCCGATATATGCTATAAATAATCCAATGCCGGCTGGGATTGCCATTTTTACAACTGAAGGAATTGCATCAAAAATAATTTTACGCAACCCAGTAATTGTAAGAATTGTAAAAACTATTCCATCCAACAAAACCATTACAAGTGCATTGCCATAAGAAAACCCAAAACCAAAGCACATTGTAAAAACGAAAAAAGCATTTAGGCCCATGCCCGATGCTTGTGCCAAGGGGAGATTTGCGATTAGACCAGTAAGAATTGTACCTACACACGCCGAAATGGCAGTAGCAATATAAATTGCTTCATAGCTGACAGTGCCAAGATTGGCAAACATACCAGCATTAACAAAAAGAATATACGCCATCGCCATAAAGGTAGTAATGCCAGCCAAAACTTCAGTTCTAATGGTTGTACCACGCTATTTCAGACCAAAGAAGTTCTCCATATTTAACCTACCTTTTAATAAGATTGCGCTTGCGCGCTGGCGCGACCGGAAGGATTTGAACCCTCATTAACGGTTTTGCTGGCATACTCCTAAGGATTTGAACCTTAATCAGCGCTTTTGGAGAGCGTTATGCTACCATTACACCAGGAGTACATACTAATATTACTTATTTTTGCCAGCATACGTTTCTGTCTAAGAATGACAATTAGGGCACATAAAACGCAAATTTTCAATTCGATGGTCATTATTAATTCCATTAATATGGTCTAACTATAAGGAAATTGGTTTTCCTAACCATTCTGTTAAACCACAATTGGCACACTTGTACTCTAATCTTTTTTCATTTACCAATCTAATTTTTAACCGCGAAATATTAGCATATGAAGAATTTTCTACTAAAATTTCATCTAAAGAATATTTCGCTCTATAGGAAGGCTTTTCTTTAGAATAAAAATGTTCAATAGAACAATTCAATTCTTTTATTCTGCGTTTAAGAATATCGGTAGATGAACCACCTTTTGTACCTAAATTAAGCGCTCTTAGACAGTCTGAATATGAATTACTATTTTTTACAATAGTTTTGAATTCTTCATCAGATACACTATATATTTTACTACTCATTTTATGTTCCTCCTATTACTCTCTATAATAAAGTAGAAAAATAATATAAAGAATATAAAATTTTGGTAAAATAATGGTTTTTAAGACCGTAGTCCTAAGCCATTAGACGACGTCCGCATATGGAGGTACTGGGGAATATCGAAATCCCGACCTCGTCCGTACCAAGGACGTGCTCTTCCCTCTGAGCTACAGTACCATATGGAGCTTCCACACAGAATCGAACTGAGATCTAAGCATTACAAGTGCCTTGTAATCACCTTTATACTATGGAAGCATTTTAGGTAGGTTTGGAGGCGAAAGTGGAGTACGATTCCACATCTGCGGATTACGAAACCGCTATACTCTCCATTTGTACTATTTCGCCATTTGGCGTAGACGACAGGACTTGAACCTGCACACCCCGCATGGGATGAACGGATTAGCAATCCGTGGCAGTACCATTATGCTTACGTCTACATATAATAGGCAGTTTTTTAATTCGTGATGCCCACACGACCAAGCCCTGCGATTAGCTTATACGGGTATCTCGGGTTCACTTGGCTCTATGACCAAAGGTTTTTCCGTCACCTTATTCGCTTAACCCTTGCTACTTATGGCGCGCCCCTGAGGTGTCGATCCCCACACCATCCCTGGTGCCACTAGTTTTCAAGACTAGGTGCAGCGCCGGCCGCAATAAGGACGCATATTAGCTACTTACGTTGTTAGCAGCTTAGCGAGTATCTTAAGGCTCAATACCATTACCTGTTCAATTTATATACCGTACACAGCGTCCGGTCACAGCTCCACCTACTATAAAGTTTCAACGCTGTAATTTTATTCGATGCAAGTGTAACGCTTACTATCTAGCTTTTCAAACATGAGATCTTGTGCAGTCATTCCCTTTGCAATTTGCTCGAAAAGTACAGCACTTGAACCGCTCACGTAAGTAACATCAGGGCCATCATCCAAAAATGTGTCCCTTCTGCTATCTACACACCAGTATACCATCTTAGGAAGCTGGTATCCAGCGCGTGCCCACTTACGACGCATATTCTCCATCATAGTGCGCACAGCTTCACGACCCCTATTGTAGCCATACTGACTATCAATCTGCATATCGCTGATAACGATAATGCTCTTAGGAAGATCATGCTGACGTACATGATTACGAATAGCTACATTAAGTAGCATATCGAAAGTGGCTTCCAGGTTAGTGTTTTCGCAAAGGTTAGTTTCATAGATACGCTTTACTTTATCTACAAAATCTACGCCCTCAACCTGGATAAGCTGTGGACGAGAGCTGAAGCTAATGTACTGTCCATGGAATGGACCGCGCGCCTTATCAGCAGCAATCATGCCGAGGGAGATTGCGATGTTGATAGGTGCAGAAGCTGCGCTTCCCCACATAGAGCCGCTGGTATCAACTACACAAAGTGCATTGAGATTAAGCTTTGAGATATACTCTGCGAGATTATCCCAATACTTATTAATCATTAAACGCTCAGTGTCGTTGAGATCAACATAGCGAGTAGCATTGTACCCGCCACGACCATCGCGAGTAAGGTTATAAGCTTTAGCTACAACCTCATAAGGATAGAGCGCCTTAGCATTAACCTTGGTAGTCTTATCCTTTGCGAAATCTGCGTAAGACTGAACGTTCTTCTTAGCCTTCATACGCTCCACATCATGGCGCGCGAAAGCATTACGATAGACCATACCAGCCTTTGAAGGGATTTTGTCGAATTCGATTTCATCCCAACGTCCTTCACTCATAAGACGCTCAAGGACATTGATGCGCTTACGAAGAGAAGATAGACACTTACGATAGGCCATAGAGGTCATACCGAAGGCCTGGCGAGTCTTCGTGCCAAGGGCACGAGACTCTTTGCTGGAAGTGTTCTCAGACTTAAGCCACTTACCAAGCAGAGAAGGAATGTTAGATGCCATATCCAAACGGAACTGCTTGTACATGAAATCCCACATTTCCTTTTCCAGAGGAGTGCCGACGAGAGAATAGAGATCATCCCAACGACCGAACTCTGGAATATGCTTGAGGTTACGGCGCATAGCTTCAACCTCATTATCTGCCAGCCAGTTAATGACAGTACGGAAGTATCTGCGCTCGCCCTGTCCCTCCAAAATGTCACGAAGGTAGAACAAGCACTTCATAGCATAAGTAGGATTTTCCTCAAATGCCTTCGCAAAAAGGAAGATACAATCAGTATCATTCCTAGTACGATATGCCGCTCCCTGAGCAAAAAGGTCATAAAGCGCATCGTTTGTAGTCTTATGCGCCAGACCGCCATTCTCAGTGAGCGTATAGTTAAATTCTCTCTTGAGAGCATTTGTATACTTCATTTTGTTTTCTCCTTTTTCTCCAATGATTTATCTCATACAAGATAAAATATCTAGACCCGATAAAGAGAACTGAGCTACCTATTGCTCAATATTTCAAATTCAATGGCTGAAATAATCGGACTCGAACCGATAACATATTCTTTATAAGAATGTTTGCTGTATGGGTCTATTAAAATTCAAGACACATCATAGTTAATCAATCTATTCAAATGGCGATTAAAGAAAACTTGCTGTCTGTGTCTTTTTAATATTCAAGGCGCGATGGACGGAATCGAACCGTATAGCTTGTTTACAAGACAAGTGCATTACCATTATGCTAATCCATATAATTTTGCTGTATACGCCTTTTTAATAATTCAAGGCACGGTTTGGATTAAGACTTTTAAAATTTTCAAATATTTTAACATCTTAAAAGAAACTTTGCTGTATGTGCCTTTATTTTATTTACTAATTCTGTCTGCGATACATGAAGCAATTGGGCTATCTGGCTTCACTTCGCACTTATAACCCATAGCATGAACATAACCAACTACTTCGGGGATTACTTGACCACTTGGACCGCCGTTACCAGCGTCAATATGAATACAGAACGCAATATTATCTGCATCATAATTAAAGTCCAGTTTATGAAATTCCTCAAAAAGTTTATCGGTCATTTCAAGACTAAGCTGGGTTTCCGTATAAAGTTTTGTACGAATATCTTTGATTTTATCGTACTTGGAAATTTCATAGAAGTACTGACCACCGCGCCCAACCTTATGGACAGCAACTACTGTAACCATTTTGGTGTAGTATGTGTTTTGGCTATCAGAACCGATATAAATTGCATACTGACCATCAGGGTCAATTTCTATAAAATTTTTAATTAGAATTGCTGTTTCACGGAGAGTTATTTCTCCATGAGTTGGACTTATCATTGATCTCACTTCTTTCAATTTTAGTGGTACACGAGAGGGGACTTGAACCCCTATGTCTTATTAGACACATGGACCTCAACCATGCCTGGCTTCCTATTGCAGCACTCGTGCATATTACAAGACCCAATAAAACTTCATCCAAAATTTGCAGTTTTGTAAAAATTTTGCTGTACGGGTCTTTAATTTATAGTGCGTTTCGCTTCACTATATGGTACGGAGTAAGGGACTTGAACCCATAACCTCTTGGGTGTAAACCAGGTGCTCTTCCAGTTGAGCTAACTCCGTATATATAATCGTCCAAGTTCCCAACAACGATTGTGGCTCCTATCTGCGGCGAGCGTTTGTATGGGCACGAACCCACTTCTTCCTTGTGGTACGCCAGAGAAGATTTGAACTCCCAACCTCACGGGTCGTAGCCGTGTGCTCTTATCCATTGAGCTACTGACGCATATAAGTCAGTTTCTAAACCGTTTATTTTGCGCATGGGTCGGATGAAACTGACAAACAGTAGACCCCTGGTGAGAGAGGTAGGACTTGAACCTACAATGTCGTTAGACCACGGGGTTACGGCCCGCTGAGCGACCATCGCTCGGCTCTCCCATAAGAAGAAGAGGCAGTTTTAAGTGGTGCCTCAGCACTACACGATAGAAAACATAATAAATCCATATATTGAGGAAAATGGATTTTGGTACCCGATATAGGATTTGAACCCACACTTTACCGGTTCTAAGCCGGCTCCCTCTTCCGTTGGGGTAATCGGGCATATTGGCTTTAAGGTCAGCCAACCGCACATACTTGCCTGCTTTTAAAGTCATAAGTGGGACATTTGCTCACCCCAAAGGACTATTGCAGGTGGGCGCCACCCCTCTATCGAGCGTCCTGCACGCTGTTCTCTATCCCTCATAGATTGGAGGCTGGTTTATATGGTGCCAGCACCAACACCTGCCGCAGTTATCGCACTGTCCAGGACACAGCGAGTAGGTCACTACCATTCTTTGACTTCTGGCAATTGGTGCAAAGGACCAAATGGCACCGCCAACTGGATTTGAACCAATACACAGGGCTTCAAAGACCCTCGTGCTACCCTTACACTATGGCGGTATAATGAGGGATTTGCTCTTGCGCGCATCTCAGCTCCCTCTACGCTTTACTTAATGACCAGTCTGCGTTGCGAGGTCCCACGGATTCCAACCGTCGCGCCGCCACACTCCCCGTGGCATGGGCGCCTCATTGGTTATACTCGTCTAAGACTGCCAAGTCGAGTTCCAGCTTGCTTCAGTTTATTTATACTCCCCTGTTGAATGGTGGAAAACCTTGGAGTTAAAGGAAAGCTGTCGGATTTGCACCGACTTCCGTCATGCGTCAATAGGAGCCAGGTAAGTGTCCTGGGGTGCTCTTACCCTTGTTCAAGTCGCACGGAACTATAACTGCGAGCGATATTTCTTCCCTTACTTTCTATAAATATTATATCATAAAATTTATAGAAAATCAAATTTCTAAAGCCAGGCGTGCAGTTCCAATCACGCGCATCCCCGCTTGGAGTTCCAGCACTGGGGCTATATTTTCTTCTCGGCTTTTAATGCTTGCCTACTGGCTTTTGGCAGGCGATTAAGGACTTGAACCTCAAACTTTTGGGTCAGAGCCAAACGTGTTACCATTACACCAATCGCCCATATAAGTGGCGGTTATAAACATAGAGTAGCCATATAGACCGCTCCATTCAAACTGAGCCGCCGCAGTATTAAAATAGGAGCTATTATCTTGCCCGCCCCTCGCGGGTGAGTAGACTTTGGTAGCCGAACCACCCGGTTATCTACAGCCTTGCTGGTCCAAGTGAGAGGACTCGAACCTCCAGCTTCATGCTCCCAAAGCATGCCGTCTACCAATTGACTTACACCTGGATATGTCTACCGCTTTGTGTCACGGATAAAGCGTTTGCAACTCCTAACTCCGGCCAGGGGATGTGCGTTAACCCACTTCGCACCACTTTTGGATGTGTTTTTCCATGGCGGGTTCCCTCTATCTACAATTACGGGAGGACTTCAAAACCAACCGGTCCATTGGGAAGCTCTGTTTCTTATGTATCCATCTTCACCCATAAGTATAGGACGATACTATTGGCGCCCCTGACGGGTGCTGACCCCGCTACCTACAGCGTGACAGGCTGTCGACTTTACCGATTGTCCACAAGGGCATATAAAAATATTGGGCGGAGACTCACGACTTCCAGCTCGCTTTAACCTACAGGATACCCTTACTACCCTACTCAGTGAAGTCAGTCATCTGACGTTCACGTTCGCGCCTCAGGCTCTACTGGAACCCAATATTTATAAGTGGTGGGCTACCAGGGATTTGAACCCTGACCTGTCAGATTAAGAGTCTGCTATGCCGCCATAACACCTGTAACCCATATGCGGCAAATTGCCGCAAAATTTTTACTCGAATTGCCAGTAACTATAACCTCGTCCGTCGTCTTTCTTAATTTTCGCACGAATAGAATGACACGGAGCACCAGGGCCACCCTTCGGTTTTACCTTAGGCTTAGGTGCGCTATAATTAGGATTGGCAGAACAATACTTGTTCTTGCACTTCGCATTACTAACGCCACAAAGAGCATAGCAATCTACGTACATTATTCTTCTTCCTCTTTCTTTTTATGTTTTGGATTTCGCTTATATTCACTGCCACGACCTTTTTTAGCGATCACGACAGAACCGCGACGCTTAAACATGAGGTACTGTGTGAGTTCTTCGGGAGTTTTCTTCAATTCTCGTTTATCCACTATACTTCCCTCACTTTCTAATATTATTATATCATAAATTTTAGAAAAAATCAAGATTTATTTTCTAAAATGATCATGCGCCCAACCCTTATTCAGATAATCTTCAAGAGTCGGATAATCCTCAAGCCAGTAATTTCTCCAAGGATAATGAGTACTTGTAACCTTATTGTACCAAGCAATCGCATCAGCTCTACTCTCACGGCAAACCCAATCATGGATATTCCATGTACAATACATCTTTTGATAATTGTTACCTTGTAAGGTATCTTTACTATAACGAACTTTACGATTGGCTTGACGCTTCCAATATTTTGCGCCATGTTTTCTGTCAGTCCATACGGGCGACTTTTTATAACTTCTCGACATTATGTTGCCCTCCTTATAAAATATTTACAACATAATATCACTCCCTTTTAAAGTATTTGGTACGCCCAACAAGACTCGAACTTGTATTTAATCTTTAGGAGAGACTTGTACTTTCCCTTATACTATGGGCGCGAATGGTACGCCGAGCGGGACTCGAACCCACATCTTACAGTTTAGAAGACTGTCATGTTTTCCATTACACCATCGACGTATTAAACCATTAAGCACAAAACGCCCATGTCGATCATTAACCCTCCGAGAAGAATGAATCCAAACAGCATACTAGGCCAATCTTTCAGCTTAATTCCTGTATAAACACATGCACCTGCGATGCATATGTTTACTATTCCCATAATATGAAATAAAGTTTGTAGCATAAAAGCTCCTTTCTTTGGTGGGCGTGACCGGACTTGAACCGACAACCTCGAAATTAAAAGTTTCTTGCGCTACCATTGCGCCACACGCCCATAGGTGTCCCGCCATTTAAGGTCTAACGGGCTGACCGTGGTAGGGAGAACGGGAATCGAACCCATATCCTGCGATTATCAGTCGCAAGTACTCACCAATTGTACTATCTCCCCAAATAAAAAGCCGGACGGGTCTAAACTATATGCCTAACTCCGTCCGCAAAACTAATATTTTTCGGAGTTTGGCTCTATTATGGCCGGAGCATAGTCTCCTAAATACTAACGGCATACAACATCAGAGGTATAGCGTATTTCTACTTCCTCTCTAGTGGTCCTGCGCCCTGGACTCGAACCAGAAACCTTCCGATTATAAGTCGGATGCTCTTACCAATTGAGCTACCGCAAGATTTTCACTTAAGCTGACTCTATAACTCGGTGTTCTTTACAATAGTATTTATTTCCGACTTTATAGAGGGTAGCATGCCATTCGCCGCATTTATCACAGACTACGCGTGTAATTGGGCGTGCGTGATCGCGAAGCCACTGTTGTCTTTTGGAATCGGGCTTCGGACTAATATTATAAATTTTGGCAAATCCATTAAGCATTGTAAAGAACTTCCTTTCAAGAATTTTTTGGTGGGCGCTATGCGCGCCCTTATAAGAGTTGTGGCACCGGAGCAGAGATTCGAACTCTGTCCTATGGTTTTAGAGACCATAGTGCTAGCCATTACACAACTCCGGAAATGGCGGGTCATACAGGACTTGAACCTGTAACATACGGATTAACAGTCCGCCGTTCTACCATTGGACTAATGACCCATATAAGGTGCGCGGGTCTGGATTTTTTAGAGTTAGCCACCGGCGCGCTTGCTAACTGTATGGGGTGTATTCCCTATGATATTCGACCCAAAACTCCCCTTTAGCACGTACTTCTCTGAAAAGAAATGATAGACAGGAGTTGAGGCTCAAATCTCTTTGAACCTTGAAAATATAAATAAAATATAAGCCTTCGCCTTACATCCATTATCTTCAAACATATTCAGCCACATGGGTGACAAGTCTGAGCCTACCAGGCGTCCCCGATAAACTTCTTGTCACAACCGTTTTCCACGGTTTTCAGGTTCCACACCTTTTCTCCATCAGAGGTTTGACTACCTCTACCTTTCACGGGATATTCAGAATTGTTCTTTTTAAGATGTTCCAAATATCTTCTAAAAACCTTAGTCATTGCGATTTCCGCTACTTGGATGCTGTAGACAGTTATACACAGATTTCTCTGCTTCACCGCACACGGGATTGGTGGTATTTCCAAGGTTTGATACAGTCACCGGCTAAACCCTAACTTGGATTCGGCTACGCTTTTAACGCTTGCTTTCTATTACTCCCGCCTGTCCACGGCTGCCTTTATTTGCGATAACTTCTGCGCCACGCCTTTACTTTCCTTCGACTGAAGTTCGCTCTTTTGCTCACGCTAAGAGTGCGGCCAGCTATCCACAAGTATCCTTGTTTCGTTGCCCCGAGCGTTATTCGGCGCGCCTCGGACCGGACATCGAATCCGGTTTTTCACCGAGGTATAAGTTATTTATATTTTCAAAGTTCAAGGAGGTGGGAAGCTTTTGAATGAGAAAAACTCATTCACGGTTTACCAACCATTATGGATTATCAAAAGCAGTTTTTCTCTCACTTTCTATATTTATTATACCATAAATTTTAGAAAGTTTCAAATTTTAAGTTCTAGACCCTTGTTTTCAGTTGTCATCTGGCCATTTTTAATGTGTGATTGCGCCCACGAGTAGACACAGTTAAGAACTTTGTCTTCTATCTTTCAAGCATTTTAAATGTTTGCTTGCTGTACGGGTCTAATCTTAAGTAAAGGCTTTAATTAAGGCTTCTACTTTTTTAGTTACCAAAACCTATCAAAGAAACGATCGAATAGATCAAAAGGATTTCCTTCGCCAGTCCGTAAGGTCATATGAAAAGAACCATAATCTCTTACAAAAGAATTGAGTTCTTCACGATATGCCTTTTGTGCATCAAGAACTGCTTTAAATTTTTCCTCAACTTTGAGGGCGCGCTCTTTACGCTCATTGGCAAGCTTTTCTTTTCTCTCTTTTTCAGCTACGATAGCTTCCTCAAAATCTTTCTCTGCTGCAAGGCAAGCTTCTTCAGTATCGTACTTTTTCCCAGTTTTTTCACTAAAATATTTCATTGTAAAATTCCTCCCTTTTACGAATTGTGGCGTTCTATTCTTTGCCACAATGGTACCAGGCCCCGGACTTGAACCGAGAACCTTTTCCGTATGAAGGAATTGCACTTCCATTGTGCTAGCCTGGCATTTGGTTGCACCGGCAAGATTCGAACTTGCGTCTCCAGGGTATGAGCCTAGTAAGGGACCGCTCCTCCACGGTGCGATATAAAATTGGGAAGAATTTTTAATGATAGCCCTCCTTAGCACCTTTCGGCGAGGAGGGCAGCCGAGGAGCGCATAACTACCCCGACGGCCGGAACTTATAGTCCCAAATTTGTCCTCGTACTGCTGAGGTGGTGGAACTAGAGGGGGTTGAACCCTCAACCTTCGGCTTGCAAAGCCGCTGCGCTCCCATTGCGCCATAGCCCCATACAAGGGGCAGTTTAAAGACTTGCCCAGGTCTATTACTAGCCAATCGGCGTGTCCTCGCTTTTGGAGAATTTTGTACGTTTCATAAATACATCACTCCTATGCCTAGTTTTGGGTTTACTTTCGTTTTCGTTTTACGTGTTTTCAAATGACTATCTGCCACATATCAGCGCTCTTACGATACTGCTGCCGGTGGTAGTTTAACCCAAAAATCCATCCTCTCACACGCGTGGTTTAATTTAACAACCGAACACCACAAAACACGTTTGGTAGGCCAGGTGGGATTTGAACCCACACTACACAGGGTTTGAGCCTGTTCCCTCTTCCAATTGGGGTACTCGCCCATTTAGAGCCGAAGCTCAAAGGTTAGCTAAACTTATAATACGATTTCTAGTCTTATACATCGAGAACTTGCTGGTCACGCAGACGGGGATTGAACCCGTAATCTCCGGCTTGAAGGGCCGGCGTCTTCGCCTATTCGACTACTGCGCGATAAGGTGCCACCTTAATGGGCGGTGGCGCGCCCAGAGCGCCTGTGGGAATTTATATACCGCCTACGCTCATGTCCCAGTGTTGCGGTTCGATAGCTGTTGCTTTTCCACGGCTCCCTCTCTAATTATAGCCGGAATTCGACGCGCGCTTAGTTACTGTTGTATCTGACTTCAATCAATTTACATCGTCAGGCTTGGGACTTCAAGCAAGTATCTATGTAGTTTGGCAGTAGATAGAATCCTCTCTACCATACCTGAGAGCCTTCGCTAGCGAACTCTATCCCATTCCGCTAGGCAGGGACCACCACGTGCCGGTTCTCTCTGTGCGATCCCCTAGTAGAGTATAAGTGTGGCGTACTTTTCTCTACCGCTTTAACTGGACTTATCACACTTGCTCCGCCACAGAGATTATGAGACACCAGTTGAGATTCTTCGTTGTTTTCCGCCCCTTAAACTACTCGCTAAATCAACGGCAAGGTTGGATTCGAACCAACATCTACTTCATCTTAGCTAAATAACTTATTTCTATAGCGCAAGTTGCTGTGCGCTTACAATCATTACTTTTTCATATCTAGGAAGAAAAACTACTTAAAACAACCATCAATTCGTTGTGTGGTATTTATGCTCGTGACACCGCATCTAGAATTCTACACACTAGCGACCGTCTACATATCTTTTACTTCCTTGTGACTCAGGATTTTTATCGGTTATCAGACTTGAACTCAATACCTCCGCATAGCAAATGCAGTGTGCTGCCACTTACACCAAACCAATATATATCTTATTTTAAATCATATAACTCATGTTCATCAAGTGTTTCAATATCTTCCACCTGATCCCATTCATCTATAATTTCTGCTTTTAATTTATCATATGCTTCATCAATATTTTCAGCAGCAATGTAATAATAAGTTGAAACTTTAAATAAAAATTCTTTCATTTTGCACACCTTTAAAAAAGTATCCAATTGTTACCATTCCATATGCCCTTATGTTCTGGTGACTGGTGTTATGGACAACTTACCAGCACTTTCCTCCTCAACGGGCGAGGTGTCCGCCGGTATTTCACGCACCCGGTTGACGTTTTGGTTGCTGCAACAACCTCACTCTTGTTTGCAGCCAAGAGAATTGGCAATTTGTAATGTAGCGGCCGTTTCTTTAAGTGACGCTGGCCGCGTGACCCACGTCCGCCTTGTCGGGTTGGCCCCCGTGGACTGTTAATTTACATCCCTATCCCCAAGGATAATGACACGCTTGAAGTTTAACGTCTCCTGTCTATGTCACACTCCAGACGAAGAGGCCTTTCTGGGTGGTAGTCGCTCGGTACCCTAGCGCTAATACGTTTTTCTTTCACAGTTCGCCAACTGCTTGCCCCAATATTTATCGTGGCCGGCTTTCTACTCCACTGTCTGCCCTATTGCGGTAAGGGTTGCGTAATCCCCAGACCTGTCCACCGCCTAACGTTAGGTGATAGCGCACCTACGGTTGATATTTTAGCTTACTGGCGTCTTTCAGCCTAACGACACTCTAACTCGCGCCGGAAGGTTATTCTTAATTACACCGGGCACCCACAATCTCGGTGAGTTCGAGTATTTGTTACGCGCGTCGACGCTAGCGCGCGGCTGGTGATGCTTACGGGATTTGAACCCATATTACGAGATTGAGAATCTCGCGTCCTTGCCATTAGACGAAAGCACCATTAAAGGCTGAGATCGGGATACCCAGTCCATTCATAGATCAGATCTCCATGAGTGCCGTCATCGCAGTCAACCTCATAGACCTTCCAGGGAGAAATCTGCTTGCTAAACCAAGCAAGAAATTCCTGCTCCCACTCAAGTTCTTCGGGAGTGATTTCATCGCTCTGAATCTGAGTGTCAAAATCATCAAACGGACTTTTAGGCATTTTCTTTTACCCCTTTCTCATTTTCTATAATTATTATATCATAAATTTTAGAAAATTTCAAATTTTAAATCGTGGTGGGCAGTAGAGGTACCGACCCTCTTTCTCACGGGCTTCAACCGCGCGCATCCACCAAGTTTGCTAACTGCCCACGCGTTATGGCTGCGTTTTTAACGTAATACCATCATACCTTCTTTACGGACACGGGATGGGGTCATGACTCCCCTTAATGCGCTCCCCGAGTTAGTCAACGCGCTCTCTGGAGTGAACGACGGGCAACGATCCCGCAACCTCGGACTTGGCAAGCCCGCGCTCTGCCCATTGAGCTACATCCACATATAGAGGAATTAATCCTCTGAATTTACTTTATCAACGAGTTCTTGAGTTGCATCAACTATATCTTTTCCCGAATTTACTTGCATCTACCAAGTACGGAACTAACGATAGGTCTCTAAAATTTTGGAGTATCCAATCATACTTCCCATCCAAACAAAAAGCATCATCGCAACCAAGCATAAAATATTATTTATTGTCCATTGAACTCCTAATAACATATATGCAAAAGCTGTTCCGCCGCCACCAATTATAAGAGCACTTACAAGAGCAATTATATTAGGACTTGCGGCTTCATTACGATTATAATAAAACTACTTTATAGCTTGAGTCAGAAGAATGTTGACCAGACCACCGCCAACAAATAAGGCAATAAATAAAGAGACACTCATAGTTTTACCTCGTTCAAAAAGTCTTGTAAGCTGCCCCACCGTACTTACATGATGCGCGCCCTCAACAACTCATCGTCACGCCGTACGCATCCCAGTGAAAGATAAAGGAAAGGAGGTTATGAACCTGTTGGTGCTCAAGGGGGGACTTGAACCCCCAATCCCTTACGGGCGACAGATTTTAAGTCTGTAGTGTATACCATTCCACCACTTGAGCATATAGATAATGGAGGGAGATACCGGACTCGAACCGGCCCCGTCTGCTTGGAAGGCAGAAATGCTTGCCACTAACACCAATCCCCCATAATTTCAAGCCTTATTTATTTATGTCACGCGCCTGAGACGTGACGGGGAAATTTCCCAAGTATTACTCTCATACTGCGGCGGATGGCGGCACGCGACCATCGTCTCTTGGTTAGCTAATCCAAGTAAGAGCATCAACCCCTATACGCTTCTCTTCTCTGCCGTTTCGATTTCTCTACTTTTTTTCTACTTCTCCTAAGCTGTCGAGTAGATAGACTCCTCATATCCCTTTTATAGTAGCAATGATAGCTACTGGTATAGAATTGCGCTTTCTCTTAGGCCCGGCCCCGCTGGTTTTATCCATCTGTTCTATCGGGTCATGACTCCCGCTCCGGCGTTGATATATGGATGTCTTACATCCTCCGTTTCCCATCCGGCGCGCAATTGGACAGTGGTTCACGTTACCACCTGCCGCACTATACGATGTGCTCACCACTTCACGGTCTTGACGTTATTGCCATAGGCCTGTCTCACCGATTCTGCCGCCTTGCACTACGGCCATTGGGAGGGTTACCTCGTAGAAGTTAAGGGAGGTAGAAAGGTAGACCTCCCACTTCTTTTTAAATACATTTCGCTACTTACCAAGCTCCGCTTGCGCTACTTGGACCACGCCTCGTTGCCGTAAACCACCCTGGCGAAATTGTATTTACTTTTGTACGTTTTTAGTAATTCTCCAGTGCTAAGCCTGCTGTAATCGCGCCCCGTACAAAAGATTTATAAAGGACAGAACAATCACCTTTGATATAGGTACTCTTCGACTATTTTTCGCTATATCTTATCATATATAAGCCCTGCCGCGATACTTAGCATTTCGCGCACGTTCGAGTGGGTTTTGTTTACTTTGTCCCACTAACTGCGAAGGCCAACTTGCCCACCGCATTAAAGTTTGAGGTGCTTTTGCGATTTTACTTCCCTCAACTTTCTAATTATATTATACCATGATTTTCAGAAAATTTCAAATTTTGGAGTTTACTTTTTCCAAAACTTTTTTTCTAAGGGCCGCGCGCAATTGAATGTATGCCTTTTCGCGAGACTCCACATAATTTATTGCGCCAACTGCTACGATAAAACCATTATCTTTCGCTTCCGTAGCTATATGAAACGCTTTTTTATTATCTGGCGCGACCTTGAAACAAATTGTATTTTCTGCTACGTCGCCAATAGCAACAACAATTAAACGCTTCATTTTAACTACCTCCCTTATTTCATTTTATATAATAATTATATCACAAAAATTCTAAAAAGTCAAAAAAGAACCGCTGAATTACTCAGCGGCCTCTTCCTCTTTTTCCTCAACTTTTTCTTCAACATTTACTACCTTAGACATATCACATAATGTATCAATTAAATCACTAAGGTTCTTCATGTCTTCTTCAGTTAAGGTGTAGTCTAGTTGATCAGCTGTAGACTGGATCATTGTAAGTACCCAAGCCTTCTTATCAGCGCCTTCTTCAAAAAGCCGCTCTGCTTCTTCCATGTACTTACTTAAAGCTGCAACTAAACGAGGCCAATTCTTTTCTCTTACGAGTTCTTGACTGGTCTTATATAACTTAACTCCAAGAGGAATTAAGACTGCTAAAGCCGCACATATTAAAACGATTAACTAAGTATAATTCATAACTTACTCCTAAAAAAACGTGATTGTACCTGCCGGCCACCAATAAAATTCTGATGAACCATCCGATAGAATTTGCTAACTTACCATACAGTTAGTATTAATACTTAACTCATTAATTCCTTCATCTGTATAGTAGTTACTCCAGACAACAAAACCATTATTTGTCTAAAAATCGTAATTTGAAAAATCTACTACTTCCTAATTACTTTCTGCCTAAAATTCAACGTATGAAATTAATTTACAATGTCGACAAATAATTTCTTCGTTTTCTGCTAAGAAACTTTCATCATCCACATCTAATAAACTAAACTCCATAAATTCGTCATTCATATTTATAAATTGGTATTTTCAGAAATTCTGCATATTCGATTTCTCGCTTTGTAGACTCTCCAATATACCCTCCTTTATTAAGTAGAAAAACTGCATTAGACATTCTAATTTTTTCAAGATGTAATTCATCTAATTTTTGTTTTGTTTCTTCCGTCCATTCAAAATTGTCTGCATGGCCGAAAACACCTGGCATTAATACAATCCATCCCTAAAGAGTTAAGTCGTGCGCCGCCTCAAGGAAAAGATCTTTAAAACGAGTTGAGCCACATAAAGTTATAATCTATGGTACTCGTGAAAACATATACTTTTCACATTCTTCTCCTTTACATATCGGCGCATATTTTTCTCCCAAACAGCTACCCCCCGCATAATATTTACAATCCATCGGGGCGCGTAAGTAACTATACGGAGGAGTTGCCCTAAAATGAGGATTTATATGTTCCATACAGTTGTATACTGCTTCGTAATGGAAACAACCTCACATTCATCTACGACTTCGCCTTTTGCCTTTTTCTCTTTATGAGTATATCCAGCCTTAATTACTGAATAACCATTTTTTTGTCCATCTTCGCGCGCGGCCTTAATAAAATTTTCGGCTTCATTTTTATCTTCACAACGCCATTCTTCTGTAACTTTTAGTCTTAACATTTTCAATCTCCTATTGCATTATTGACTTCGCCCATCGTAAAACCACCAATAGTAGTTGGGTCATTTGAATTAAGCTTTACATCTGTTCCTGCACCTGTACAAGTCCAAGTAATATTCGGATTTGTCGGCGTGGTTTTAGTTGGAGCATAAGGGTCAATCCTTAAAGTACCGTTAGTATTAGTACTTGTTATCGTATTACCATACCAATATGGACTCCAATAATACTTCTTACCATCCGCATAGCCGCAACTATAGCCTTGGTCATATGCTTCTCTTATATACTTCTCAAACTCTTCTTTTGTAAGTCTGACCTCATCCTTACGATCCATATAAATTATAATCGGTTTCATATCATTTCTCCCTCAAAATAAGATTCAGAATAACACCCGCAATTAAAGCAAGTGCTGTACCACTTAAACTGAACGTATCATTTCCAATTACTACTCCACTAATACCAAGTGCGAGTACAACAGAACAAATAATTAAGTTCTTCTGATTATTAAAATCAACATCTTTTAAAAGTTTAATGCCACTTGAACTAATAAAACCATAAAGAATACAAGCAGTACCACCACCAATTACACAAGAAGGGATACTTGCAATAAAGGCTTGAACTGGTTCTAAGAAACCAAGTGCCATCATCATCACTGCAGCAACTGCTGTTACAAGTGTAGAGGCGCACTTACTAAATCCTACAGCGCCGACACCTTCACCATAACTACACGCACCTAAACCGCCAAAGCAAGCAGAGGAAATATTTGCTAATCCTTCACCAATAAAAATTCTTGTAAGACCTGGTGTTTTATACAAGTCTTTCCCAATAATTCCACCTAAAGCTGCATGATCACTCAAACATTCACAAATTGCACTAATAGTAAAAGCAATATATACAACAATAATTGGAACTAAAACTTTCCATTCAACAGCTGTCCAGTGCATCAATGCTAATTCTGGAACATTAAACAACTTTATTCCTTCAAATTTTGAAAAATCTACAAGGCCAAAAGGAATAGAAATTATATATCCCACTAAAGTTCCTATTAAGAAAGGAAACATTGAGAGCGCGCCTTTAAAGTAGTGACTTGAAAGTGCAATTGCCAATACAGTAATAAAAGCAATTACAACTCCAAGATTTCCAGTATCACCAATATATCCAGGAATAAATCCCATAAGATTTATACCAATTACAACAGTAATACTACCAATTAAAACTTTTGGCATAAACTTATAAAGACTATCAACCGTAATATAATTAAAAGCTACTCCAAATAAAGTATATACCAAAAACGCTACAAGACCGCCGACAGCCACTGCTGTATATCCGCCCACAGCCAATGCAGCCAAAACTGGTGCAACAAAAGCACCACTATTAGAAATAAACATAGGAGATTCATGCTTTGTTGCGATACCATAAATAATAGTTGCAAAACCAGCTCCTATGAACGCACCAGATAGTGGTACTCCACATATTTGTGCAATCAATGCTGTAGCTGTAAAACAGCTAAGCATTAACTAAAGAGCAAATAAAAGTGTTTTACCAATTGGTGGTTTATCTTTTACTCCATAAATCATTCAAAAACCCTCTTTATATATTTAATCTCCTGCAACCCATCTATATATTTTTTCAATAGCTTCATCAATATCAGAAACTAAATAACCAACATCTTTAATAAGACCAGTTACATAAATATTTTGATAACTATACTGCTGCGCACCAATATCGCGGCCGCCCCTATCTTTTTCTTCGCTCCATGTAGCACAACACTGACGATTATCAGTAATAATACCAATCAAAAGTTTTTCATCACCGCGTGCAATTTTTTCATGGAATTTTCCAATTTCTGCACTCGTGCCAGCTGGAATAACGTCACCGTCAAGACAAGCAATTAGAATGTCACACTCATCTAAACGTTTATTATCTGCCTGGGCAATCATAATAGGACTACCAAATTTCTTTTTACCTTCACGCCCGTTTATATCAGTATTTTCAATAGGGCTATAAAGGTCAATATCACGAAATGCTTCTCGAATTTTGGCTGCCCATTCACGATTACGCAGCTCGTCACCATAGTAAAAAATTGAACCTGCTAAATATGCTTTCATAAGACCTCCAGTTATTTCATATAAAAGTTTGGACTTTTATTTAACCACCAATCTAACTCACCAGTTTTATCATATTTATCCCATCTTTCATAAATTACATTCAATTCTTCCATGTCTTTAAAGAACTGTTCTACGTGTGGGCGCTCAATACGGTCTGCATGATAATGACCAAAACACCAAATTTTCCAGTCAAAAGTATCTTTGATTTCGTCCATCCAAATTTCCATAGTGCTATCAACCTTAGACTGATCTATAAAACCAAGGAAAAGATCGTTTGGTTGAAAGTCAATAGGACAAGTATGAGTAAAAACAAAATCTACTTTTGTATCCTTCAAATTAGAAGCGATGACTTCCATTTCTTCTTTTGTAAGTTGTTCATCTGCAAACCATCCAGTAAGTTTTGGATTGTTAGTTTCTTCCGTACAATTCACGCGCGCGAGTCTATAAAATTTATCAACACTATAAGCTCCACCAATACATACTCCAATATATTTCCCAAAAGTGTAAGGAACCCCATCACAAAGATAACGGATATTTGGATAGGCTGGCTCTTGCCATACATATTGGAAAACTTCGTTGTCAAAAACTTTTTGAATATTTTTTAATACGCTTGGGCGCGCCTCATGATTACCTTTTACTACATAAAAAACAAAGTTTTTATATTTGCTACAAAGCCACTTTTTGTTTTTTTCATCGTTTTTATTAAGGTAGAAGTTAATACCAAAATCTCCCAAACAAATGATACCCACAGGAATTTCAGTATTAAATTCTTGCAAATTATCAAAGCGAGAAAACTGCCCGTGGCAATCACCTGTTACATAGAAAATCATATTAACTCCTTTCAATCTAAATCATCGTACTGATCGGCTCCAAAATATTTTTCAACAGTTTCTTCTGCAAAGCCTACAAGTCGTGCAAACTGTTTGCAAATGCGATGAAATTTTGCAGCGTGGAGGCCTTCTGCTTCGTCATAGGTTAAATTTATTCTTGTTGGTTCATTTTCACCACTGTGCATCGTATACCAAAGACTGATTTCTTCTCTTAAATCTTCCATAATTATACTCCTTTTCTATTCTATTTATATTATACCACTTTTTTAAAAATTTTTCAAATTTTTTTCTGCTTTTGAAATTTGAAAAAATTTTTAATTTATGTTATAATCACGTGCGCGCACGCGCGTATTATAATAATGTAAGAGATTTGACTTTTTTAAAAAATTATGGTATAATATAAGTATAAAATGGTATAAGAGGAAAAGTAAATGGACAATACAGAATATGCAATTTATAAAATTCCCAATAAAGAAGAAAGGCCACCAACTCGTATATGTTCAATTTGTGATTTTAAAGAAGATCCAGAAGCTACTTTAGGTTATAGTTTAGCTTGGATTTGTCCTGAGTGCGCGCAGCGCATTAAAAAAATAATTTATTCAGAAAAATGAAAGAATATTATGGAAAATGTAAAAGATGTATTTGGTATTATAATGGAGGATGTAGTGAATGGAAGATAAATATAAAGAGTGGGATAAATTTATTCATTCGCTAATGCTTTGTATCACTAGCGCGCAGAGAAAGTATAGATTTTTCTTGCTTCAAGACTTAGATGCAAAAAGTCCATACGATTTGCTTTTTACCCATGTGGCACTTTTGTGTACTAAATTTAGTAAAAATTTTCTTTACTGCGAACCATATCCGAATCTTTTTAAATTTATTTGCTTTAAATTTAAAGAGCCAAGACTACAAATTTGCCCGCATAGCAAGACTAAATGGCTTGCAACAGTAACGGTTCATAATTGTAATAAAACAGAGCGTGAAGAGCTTATTAAAGCAGTAGCAAATGATTGTAATATCAATTTAGATGATATTCAAACAATTTATAAGGAGTATTATTCTAAATGAAGGTAATAATTATAAACGGTTAGGGTGGCGTAGGCAAAGATACTTTTGTAGAATATTTTACACAATTCGCTGGAGAAAATTACGTATTAAATATTTCCACAGTTGATTATGTAAAAGAAATCGCGCGAAGTATTGGTTGGAGTGGCCAAAAAGACAATTTAAGTCGTAAATTTTTATCAGATCTTAAAGATATGACTACCTATTGGGCAGATAAACCATTTAGAGATGTTAAAAAGAAAACAAGATGTTTTTTTGATGGATTAGTACAATACGGAGTAGAAGATCAGGGATTTGTGTTTATTCATTGTAGAGAGCCAAAAGAGATAAAACGTCTACAACAAAATATCGGTTATCCAAACTGTTCTTTACTTATAAGGCGCGCGGGGCATGGAAATTATGGAAACCATGCAGACGATGAAGTAGAAAATTATCAATATGACTATATCATCAACAATGATACAAATTTAGATGATTTAAGCCATAAAGCAGAAGATTTTTATAACATACTAAAGCAGGAATGATTTCCTGCTTTATGTATTTTTATAACATTTTTTCTACTTATATTCATGGAGGTATAAGTATGAAAAAGAAAACAATGGACTTAATACTTATCTTAGTCGGCGCCTCTGTAGTAATTTTTACAATCGTAATGATTTGGATATATCTTATAACAGGTGGTATTCCAGATACTTTATGTACTTGTTTTTTTATTGCTTGCACTGGCGAGTGTGGTTTTATGGGTTGGATAAAAACTGCAAAAACTCGTTATCAAGACCATGAATGGCAAGAAGAGTATGAAAAGAAACAAAAGGAGTTAATGGAGGCTCAAGCGGCATTAGAGGAGGAAAGAAAGATAAATGACATCTTAGGAAGTCGCTAAATATTTATTTGATTAGTTGAGGACGGCCGGCTGTACAAAAGCGGGCGCGGCCGCAGTATTAGGTAATGTCCAAGCAGAAAGTGCATTTATTCCCAACAACTTACAAGATAGTTACAATCGCGCGCTTGGCATGACAGATGAACAATATACAAATGCAGTAGATAATGGAACATATACAAACTTTGTATATGATAGTTGTGGCTATGGATTACCGCAATGGACGTTCTGGAGTCGCAAAGATGGATTTTTAAAGTATGTAAAGTCTCGTGGAAAATCAATTGGAGACATATATGTACAAGTTGAATACCTTATCAAAGAATTAAAAGAAAGCTTTAACTCTATTTGGAAACGTCTTCAAAAAGAAACAAATCTCTATGATTTAACTTGGGTTTTACTTGATAAGTGGGAAAATCCCGCAGTAAAAAATATCTCAACTCGTTATCAATACGCCCAAGAATGGTATAACAAATTAAGTGATACACAAGTCACTCAAACTTCAACTCAAACCTCAACCAAGCTAACCTTACAATAGGCTAAAGAAAAATTATTAGCTGTTGCTCGTGCAGAACTTGGATACCACGAAGGCTATAACAACTACATAAAATATGCCGAAGGAAGCTGGGATAACCAATTCTATGGTTGGGAACTCCAAAATCAACCTTGGTGTGATGTATACGTAGATTATTGTTTTACTCATGCTTTTACGATGCAAGAAGGCGCGGCTATGACTTATCAAACAGTCGGGCGCGGCTCAGCACTTTGTAAAACAAGTGCGGCATATTATAAAAATAATAATGCTTATTATAATTATCCCGAAGTGGGAGACTAGATTTTCTTCTACTATGGTGGAGATATAAACCATACTGGCATTGTAGAAACTGTATAGGGAAGTGGATCAAGCTGGACAAGTATTACTACCATCGAAGGCAACTCAAGCGACAAAGTGTCACGCAATACTTATTACAAAGGAAATTCATCTATCGCTGGTTTTGGGCGTCCAAAATGGAGTGTTGTAACAAGTGGAAGTAGTAGTAGCAGTAGTAGTTCTTCAAGTTCTACTAATACCAGTTCAAGTACTTCAAACGTATTAAAGTTTGGTATGTAGAACTCAGCAGAGGTTAAAAAATTACAACAAAATCTTATTAAACTTGGTTATAGCTGTGGATCTTATGGCGCGGATGGAGATTTTGGTTATGATACATTAAATGCTGTAAAAAAATTCCAGTCTGAGCATAATATTAATGTTGACGGTATCGCCGGGCCAGAAACTTTGGCTGCAATTGAAAAAGCATTAAAAGGGAATACGTCTACAAGTACTTCTACGAGCAGTTCTAAAAAACTCCAAGTAGGCGATAAAGTACGTATTAAGCCAGGTTCAAAATACTACAATTCAAGTATTTCCATACCCAATTTTGTAATTAATGATAGTTGGATAGTATTAAGCATTAGTGGAGATAGAGTAGTAATAAATAAAAATGTGAGTGGTACTCGTGCAATTATGAGTCCTGTAAATAAAGCAGATGTTATTACTGAAGCAACTGCTAGTGCGCCAGCTACATCAACACAAACATCAACTACTATAGATAGTGGAAGAACCTACACTGTAAAGTCTGGAGACTCTTTCTGGCAAATCGCAGTCGATCAACTTGGAAATGGTTTACGCTATGGTGAAATTTTAAAATTAAATAATATGAAAGCTACAACAATTATACATCCAGGTGATGTATTAAAGCTTCCATCAAAATAAAATAAAAGCACAGAGAAATCTGTGCTTTTAATAAAATTTTTTATATTTGGTTTTTGGTTTTGGTGCCTTTTTAGGCTCCAACCACATCAATACGTCCTTAGCGCGCGTGGCAGCGACATAATTAACACGTTTTGCTTCGTCTCCACCCCACCAAGTTGGATTATATACAATTACATATGGAAATTCTAAGCCTTTAGCTGAGTGTCGTGTTAAGACCTTTACCACATTATCTTTCATGGCAGTTTCCAGCTATTTTTTTGTCATTTTTCCTTGTTTAAAAGTAGTAGTTGGAATTTCTCTATCTTTAAGTTTATCCCTAAGCCAATCAATTTCGTCATTTGTAGAGCATAGAATTGCCCAATCTTTATATGTTCCGTATTTGCCAATCCATTGAATAATATTTTCTAAATCACATGGCCCTTCGTATACTGTGCCGCCCTGACGCATTGCAACAGATGAATCTTCCATGCCAATTTTTGATAAAATTCTTTTTGCATATTCAAGTATTAATGAACCATTTCGGTAGTTCTCATTTAAATCGTATACCGTAACATCTGGACTGCGGGATAATTTATTAATTAATTCGGGTTGAGCGTCACGAAAACCATAAATAGATTGACGAGGATCAGCTGCGACAAAGAAGGTGTCGGGTTTAATCATATTAAAAATAAAATTAAATTCGCCCCAAGAAGAATCCTGCGCCTCATCAAGTAAAATATGAGGGATATGTTTTACACATTGAGGATTTTTTTGAAGTAGCTCAAAAAATTCATCAAATTTTTCTTTTTCTATTAATTTTCCAGTTGGTATCCCGTGTGTTACAAGAAATTTATTGGCTAACCCATGAATTGTTCCAATGTATATTCCATCTTTATAATCATCTGCTAAACGATCGCGAAGTTCTTGTGCAGCAAGATTTGTAAAAGTAATAACAGCTATATCAGACGGATTAATACCTTCTCGAAGCAATTTTCTTGCTCTTTCCGTCAAAACACGAGTCTTGCCTGCAGCTGCGGCCGCCATTACTATAATTTTATCTTCTGGTGCATTTACTATTTGCTCCTAAAGTTCACTAAGTTCCATTTTTATCTCCTGACTTCATATTTAATTGATTTTTTGTTCCGTATAAGTCGATATAATAAGACTCGCGCGATGAGAGAAATTCTTTGTCTACTCGTTCTAATATTTCAAAAGTATAGTTCCAAATTCCGTCTTTTGCCATGCGATTATGAAGTGTCGCTCGTGCGGCAGCTTCAAGTCCAATAGCGGTTTTAATATGATTCTACCAGCGAGTCGAAAAGTCTGTTGTTTTTCCAATATAAGCTTCTCCCGTTTTCTTATAGGTTATTTTATATATTCCGCTTGTTTTTTCATTGCCGACAACTCGTTTTATCATTTCTTGAGTTGGACGACGAATAAATAGCTCCCAAATTAATTTTGGGATTACATTATGATTATGAAGTTTCATATCCATTGATTGAAGGACAAGAATATCCTCTTGATCATCGGGTGGGACATCAATAGTATAAAACTCTTCTTGCTCAATAAGTTCCTTTTGACGACGAGTAGCTTCATTTATTGCTTCTTGCATTTGTTTAAACTAATAAAGAGTGTTTGTATATTCATCAATCTTTTTGTTATAATTGGCTTCGCGAATTTCATAATCTCGCTACAAAAACTCTTTTTTAGATTTATAGTCTTGCTCTAATTGCTACATTTTTAATTTACGAGCCAAATCTATTTCAGAATCAAGACGCTCTCGTTCAGTTAGTAAAACTTGTCGGGCTTGTGTTTTTAATTCTTCTAATCGTTCAGTCTCAACTTTTCGCTCGCGCGCGGTTGCATCACGCTTAATCTCTAATTGCTATCGTTCTTTATCTAAATCTTCACACTATTTTACTAAATCTTTTAGTTGATTTTCTAAAAAATTTTGTTTTTTTGTTTCAAGATTTAGTAAGTCTTGGTGTTCTTTTTTAAAACCAATAATAAAGAAGATAATACCTATAATTAAAATAATAATAGATAAAATAAAAAATATATACATAAGTTATACTTCCTCCTTATGTATATATTATATCATAGTTTTATATAATTGTCAAGTTTCGAGTTCTTCTTGATTTTCTACTACCGGCCATTCAATAAGTTCGGTATAAAGACTATCAATCCATGTATTACCATGCATTTCCTTATAATCATTATAAAACTTTATAAAAGCCTTTTTATCAGCAACTAAAATTTTTTTATATGGACGATACTTATAATAAATACGATTCATATTATATCGCAACATATCAAGCTATGAAGTATTAAGTAAATCTAAAGAAGTCTAAAGATCTTGAAGTTGTTCTTCTTGACTAATATTTAACTCTTTAATTTCATTTAATGAAGCCATTAATACGCTACAATTTTCTGACATTAGTTCTGGCAATTTTTCATCTAATTTTGCATTTAATACTTCTTCTATATGTTTTGCGCTATTTGATTTTATCTTTTTTCCAGCTGCATCTACTGGCTATTTAATAAAAGTCCAAATAGTTTTAACAGCAATAATAACAGCGCTAATAAGAATTACTAAATCTGCAGCCTCATTTAAATCCCACATTTATGGCGCCCCTCCGATAAATACTAGCGATAAATCTAATCATTCCACCATTTATTAGTGACGAGAAATTTTTCCTAAAAAATTTGTGAATAAAATTGAATATTCTATATTTCCCAAAAAGGAATACGATAAAGTTTTATACCATGCGCGAGGGCATAAGAATTTTTATAGTAATCATTCTGCTTTGCGTGGTTAAATTCTTTTTTTGAAGTATAAAAATAAGAATTATATTTGAAATGCTATTCACCATCTACTTCAATTAAAGTATTGGTAGTAGGCAAATAAAAATCAAAACGCATTTTTCCGCCACGTAGATTCGGAAAGGATTTTTCTTTTATATATGGTATCTTCTTCTTTTTAAGTAGATATTCAATTTGTTCTTCGCCTTTGCTCATGATATTAAGTAGAATTTATTTAAAGAGACTAAAAAAAAGAGCAGGAATTTATCCTACTCTTATAGATCTTTTAGTTGAGAAATACTACATTCTTCCCAAGTTTTATCATCACGCCAGCCTAACATTTTTGCATGACGAAGGCCGCCAGTATCATTAAGTTCCATCGCACCAATTTCGATTACTCGTTTACGATATTCTTTATAATGTTCTTTAATATCATCAGTCACACCGCTGAGATACCCAATTGACATTGGATTACCATATTCATCAACAACACCAATTTCTACACTACCTGCCCAATGAAAGTAAAAAGGTTTTGTAACCGGAATATATGGTTTACCCTCCATAAAAGCTTCATAATAATGATTGCCAATTGGAAGACATTCACTTGTGTCTTGAATAATCCAATAGGGCCAAGTTTCAATTTCTTTTCCTTGATAATCACGTTTGGGTGCGGCCGCACGTCCAGTAAAGAAGCAATCAATTGTTTCACGAAGCTCTTTCTTAATTTTGAGGCTTACGCGCGCAGGTGTGCGTTTAAAGTAAACTGGAGCCTTTTTTTGCATAATAACCATGCCTTCACGCCCATCTGCAAGAGCAGCTTGAAGTTTATTCCAAAGTTCTTCTCCTTCGTAGTAGTGCGCGCCTTCAATATACTCATTTGCAAACATTGGAAGATTATCTTCGATATATAAAATGCGATTATCAAACGGCCGCTTTGTGAGGTCTTCATTACCCCAGGCCATTACATCAAAAATATAAAAATGAAGCTTTTGACCTGCGGCTTGACGTGCTATGCATTTATCTTTGAGGCAACCCAAAAGTGATGTAATTTTTTTTGAACCTTCATCGCCAGGAAGATAACACTCACTTAATAAAACCGTTCCATTTGGAAGTGACTCCATAAAAGGAATAATATGTGGAACCCAGGCCAGTTTTTCAACTGCTTCACCTGATACGTTCTTGCTGCGCGCGACCATAAAACAGTTTCCATCTTCGTCTTTAATAAGACGCTCATAATATCCATCTACTTTAATAGCACCGATATAATCTCCCGAAAATATCATATTACGAGTATCAGACTTCTTATCTCCTTTGTAAGAAGATGAAAAACTCCAATATTTCATAGCTTCAGCGTTTATCCAGTCTATTCCAGCTACATATCCTTTCATTTATTATCTCCTTTCTTATAAGGACATTCAGTACAAAATATTGTATCTCTTAAAATACATTTTTTACAATCGCCAGGAACCCAATTCATATTAAACTCCTTTCTTTAATAAACGCATGGCCCAAATATTAAATGGTTCGTGGAAAAAACAAATATTTCCATCTTCATATTGTTCTCCAACTTTTAGGGTATTTAAAAGATCAATCCAATTTTGTATTTTTCCAAGCCACATCTATATTTGAGGATACTTTTGTAGTTGTGAAATTAATTCATCTAACTAATCAATACGACATTGATAATATTTTGCGTGCATATAATAAGTATAAAGATTTGAAACGGTAAAAGTAATTAATTTATCTTCAATTTCAATTCCATGTTCAAAAATAAAAGATAGTGCTTTAACCTATGATTCAATATACATATGATTAGTGTCAATAAAATATTGTTGAGGGCTTTTATTTCTTGTTATTGAAGATTTATTATCACGCCAAATA